AAACCGTATTATAGTGCAAACATCTCTGTGAAAAACAGGGATGCTGCATATAATTGGCTTCGTTCCAATGGCCTAGGTGATATTATTAAAAATGATATTATCGTTTCCTTTGGACGGAATGAAGATAACAAGGCGGTGGAATACGCTAACCTTGCGAAGAGTCAGGGGTTTGAACCGACACAGAAGTTGAAGGTCGAACCCATGACTCTCAAAGCCCTCGTACGCGAGCGCATTGAAAGAAAACAAGATGTGCCAGCGAGTATATTTAACGTGTTCGTAGGAAACCGAACCACAATCAAGAAGAAGGAAACATGAAACACGAAACACAAAACACGGACCAAGGATCAATTTCAAAAGTAGATTCAACAGCGAAACTTCCAGCTAATATGATGGAACAACATGCTGGCGTTGGTTTAGAGAAGCTAACGCAAGACGACTTATCAATGCCTTTTTTAAAGATATTGATGCCTCTTTCTCCTCAATGTAATTCAGGTGACAACAGATATCTTCCAGAAGCAAAACCTGGAATGATTTTGAATAGTGCCACTAAAGCGCTTTACAAGGGAGAAGAAGGTATAAGAGTAGTTCCTTGTCATTATGAAAGAAAATATCTTGAATGGGCAGAGCGAGGTTCTTCCGTGGGAAGACCCATTGTTCATCCCGAAGATACCCCTTTAAAAAATGAAACTACAAGGGATAAGGGTTTTAAAGATAGATTATCAAATGGTAATTATCTTGAAAGAACTTCTTATCATTTTGTAATTCTCTTAAATGGAGCTCCAACCATTTCTGTTATTACCATGAAGGCTTCTCAAAATAGAGCAAGCAAAGATTGGATGGCAGAGATAAATTCATGGACAGAAAAAGGTTCTAAGGGAATGTATATTATGCCAATTTATGGCCATATTTATCGATTAACTTCTATTCCACAATCAAATGCAAAAGGAACTTGGTTTGGATGGAAAATTACTCGAGAAGGCCGTAATGAGAATGTTAGTTTATTCAAAATGGCAGCTGATTTTTCTACCAAGTTTAAAAAAGGAGTCATCAAAACAGATATTTCTGCTGAAGAAGACTCCATTAAAAAAGCGACCTCTTTTTAAGTTTTGCTGGTCGGCAAAAATAGGGGCGATCTAACCTAGCGGTGAAATCGCCCCGTTAGAAATAGATAATTATGGATATACAGAAATTTATAAATATATTTCAAGGTCTAGAGACAGCCTATGGTCAATATGTTTGTAAAAATGGTAAAACAAATAATGGAAAAGTAAAAGGAACAGCATTCATTAAAAAAGATCTAGTAACAACAGAATTATGGAAAAATCATTTAGAAGGTAAAGAACCTGCATTAGGTATTATTCCCATTAATGCAGACAGTAAATGTAAATGGGGATGTATAGACATCGATCAATATAATTTTAATCATAAAGCATTTCTGGCACGGATCAGAAAAAAAAATATTCCTTTTATAGTATGTCGTTCTAAAAGCGGAGGAGCTCATGTATTTTTATTTACCTCTGATTTTATTGAAGCAGAAGATATGCAAGCTAAACTTAAAGAATTAGCAGCAGCCTTAGGTTTTGCTGAATGTGAAATTTTTCCTAAACAAACTAAAATTTTAGTAGATAGAGGAGATACAGGTAATTTTTTAAATCTTCCTTATCATCATGGTGAAAAAACTACACGTTATGCGTTAAAAGATGATGGATCCGCAGCATCTCTTGAAGAATTTTTTAACATGTATGATCAATATGTTATTAAACCCGACCAATTTAGTAAGATTAAAATCAAATACGAAACATCAGCCATTGTAGAAGGACCTCCATGTTTAGAAGTCTTATGTTCAGATGGTTTCCCTGAAGGTTCTCGAAATAATGGTCTTTATAATCTCGGAGTTTACTTAAAAAAATCTCATCCTGATGTATGGAAAAAACAATTAGGAATTTATAATTCTAAATATATGACTCCTCCTTTAGATCCTGAAGAAGTCATCACTGTAGTAAAATCATTAGGTAAAAAGGATTATAATTATACTTGTAAAGATCAACCTATTTGCATTCATTGCGATTCAGTAACATGTCAAACCAGGGAATTTGGAATTGGAGAAGGCTCTTCTATGCCGGAACTTAATAGTTTACGAAAACTCAAATGTGTTCCTCCTATTTGGTTTTTAAATGTAAATGGAAAACCAATAGAACTGGACACAGAAGAACTACAAAAGCAAGAAAAATTTCAGAAAGCATGTATGGAACAAATAAATTTAGTTGTACCAAGTGTTACTAAGTTTATATGGACCAAGATATTAAAAAAACTTTATAAAAATTTAGAAGAAATTGAAGCGCCTGAAAGTTTATCCCTTAAAGAACAATTACGAGGATACCTGGAAGATTTTTGTACCAATAGAGCTATGGGAAGAGTGAAAGAAGATTTAAATAGAGGCGTTCCCTGGACTGATGAAGGAGAAACGTTTTTTAGATATAAAGATTTCTGGAAATTTTTAGAGCGTGCCAAATGGAAGGCATTAGAACACAATAAAACAGCTCATCGTTTAAAAGAATATTTTGAAGTCGAAGAAAAAAGACTTCGAATATACGGCATGAACGTTAGAGTTATGGCAGTTAAAGCATTTGAACGCCCTAAAAATGCCGATGAATCTCTACCTAAACTAAAAGAAAGGAGTTTTTAATGGAAAGAGAAATTATTTTTGGGCCTCCAGGAACTGGAAAAACCCAAACATTACTACAAAAAGTTGCAGACTCACTGCAGAAAGGAGTAAAGCCCGAGAGGATAGGATATGTGTCCTTTAGTAAGAAAGCTAATGTTGAAGCTCTTAGTAGAGCACAGAAGATTGAGGGATTTGATCTAACTGAAAAAGATCTACCCAATTTCCGAACCCTACACTCTTTAGCATTTAGACTATTAGGTATTGATCCTAATACACAACTTATGAAAACTGCGGACTATCAAGAATTTGCAGATTGGATAGGTATTGTAAATTTTAATACTGAAAATGCTCTTGATGAAACAGGGATGGTCATATCTAAAAATGAATATCTTAATTGCATTAATATAGGACGCTATAGAGGTATTCCCTTAAGAGAACAATACGATAAAAATGAACATCGTGGAAGTTTGGACTGGTTAAAACTGGAAAAAATTTCCAAAGGGTTGCCTGTTTGGAAAAAAGAGCATCATAAATATGATTTTACAGATGTTATTGAACTAGTTGTTGAGAAACAAATTTCTCCTCAACTGGATGTGTTGTTTGTAGATGAGGCTCAGGATTTGAACTGGCTTCAGTGGCAGATGGTACATTTGTTAGAAAAGAATGCTAAAAGATCTCACATCGCAGGAGATGATGATCAGGCTATCTACACTTTTCAAGGTGCTGATGTAGAACATTTTTTAGGATTAAAGGGAGAAAAAACAATTCTTTCTCAGTCTTATAGGGTACCGGCTAAAATTAAAAAATTAGCTGATCTTATATCAAGTCGTATCTCAAAAAGACAACCTAAAATCTGGAAACCTAGACCAGGGGAAGGAGAAGTTAATTGGATCAATAACATTCGTGCCATTGATTTTAAAAAAGGAAAAATGTTAGTCTTATCCAGCGCTAATTATATGTTAGAGCCGGTTAAAGATTATTTAGAATCTTGGGGCTATCCTTACCAAACTACGGGTAGTAGAGGAGTATCAGAAATATTTATTACTACTTTACTAGAATGGGAACAATGGAGATCAGGAGCACGATTACCATTTGAATCTGTCAAAAGAATTTATAGTACTTTAAATGTTAAAAAGCGTCAAATTCGCAGAGGATTCAAAAAATGTAAAACAATGATGCCCGATCGAAGTTATACCATGGCTGAATGTAAAGAAGATCATGGTCTTCTTGAAGATCAGATTTGGTCTAAGGCTTTAAACTGTAATACAAGGACCATTAATTATATACAGGCAATGCAAAGAAATGAGGAAGACTTAACTAAACCTCCTAGAATTACATTGTCAACCATTCATGGCGCTAAAGGAGGAGAGTCCAATAAAGTGGCATTGATGCCCGATCTTTCTTGGGCTGCTATGAGGTCTTACGAGCGTAATCCAAATAATGTCCACCGACAATTTTATGTGGGAATTACTAGAGCTAAAGAAACTTTGTATATATTGCAACCGGAACAAGATAATTTTTATAGAATCGTTCCGGAAATGAGTCCAGAGTAATATGACAAAGAACGTTTATAAACGTCAGGTAGGCGGGGATCACTATCAATCGATGGTGATCCAGCCTTCTGAATTTATTAATAAAAATAATATTCCTTTTGCTGAAGGAAATGCCATTAAATATTTATGTAGGCATAAGCAAAGGGGACAAAAAAAAGATTTGGAAAAAGCTATTCATTATTGCGAAATGGCAATGGAGAGAGATTATCCAAATGAACCTGAATTGAAAGGATATAATTAAATGCCAAAATTTGTTGCACCAACAGAATGGGTAGCACCATCTGAGTTTCCTGAACTTAAAGATGCTAAAGAAATAGCAATTGATTTAGAAACTAAAGATATTAATCTAGTAACACGTGGACCAGGATCCGCTATTGGAGACGGCTTTATCGCCGGTATTTCCGTCGCCACAGATGGATGGAAAGGCTATTATCCTATTGCCCATGAGGGAGGGGGGAACCTGGATAGAAATAAAGTATTGAACTGGTTTACTACTCTCCTAAAGAATGATGCTACTAAAATTTTTCATAATGCTCTTTATGATGTCTGCTGGATCAGGCAGACTCTTCCTAAAGTACGTATCAATGGCAAAATAGTTGATACCATGATTGCGGCCGGGCTCGTAGATGAAAATAAAATGAGATACGATCTCAACTCTTTATGTAGAAATTACATAGGAGAAGGAAAAAATGAAGGAGCTTTACGTGAAGCCGCTAAAAAACTTAATCTAGATCCTAAATCAGAAATGTATAAACTTCCTGCTATATATGTGGGTGAATATGCGGAACAAGACGCATATTTAACTTTTCGTCTATGGAAAGCATTAAAAGTAGAATTGCACCGTGAAGATTGTGAAGCAATCTTTGATTTAGAAACCCAATTATTTCCATGTATTGTTGATATGAAAATGAAAGGGGTAAGAGTAAGTGAAGAAACAGCCATGAAACATAAGAAAACTCTTGTTACCATGGAGAAAAAGTTATTGTCTGAAATACATAAAGAAACCGGAATAGATGTGCAGATCATGGCAGCACGATCGGTGGCAAAAGTTTTTGATAAATTAGAGTTGCCCTATCCTAGAACGACTAAAGCAAACGAACCTAGTTTTGTTAAAAATTTTTTACAAAATCATCCTAGTCCTGTTATTAAAAAGATAGCGAGAGCCCGGGAAATCAATAAAGCTCACAGTACTTTTATAGATTCAATCCTTAAGTATGCCCATAAAGGCAGGATTCATGCTGAAATAAATCAATTAAGGGGGGATGGAGGAGGCACGGTAACGGGCCGTTTTAGCTATTCAAATCCTAATCTTCAGCAGATTCCTACAAGGAACAAGGACCTCGGACCTATGATCCGTTCTCTATTCCTACCGGAAGAAAACCATCAGTGGGGTTGTTTTGACTACAATCAACAAGAACCAAGACTCGTGGTCCATTATGCAAGCATGGAGAAATTGTATAAAATAAAAGATGTTGTCCAGGCTTATAAAGAAGGGACTGCAGATTTTCATAAAATTGTAGCTGACATGGCACAGATACCACGAGACCAGGCCAAAACCATTAACCTTGGACTATTCTATGGAATGGGAAAAGGAAAACTCCAAGCTGAACTAGGGGTTTCATCTGATAAAGCCGAAGAACTTTTTACTATTTATCATAAACGTGTACCTTTTATTAAACAGTTAATGGATGCTGCATCCAATAGGGCCCAGGATGATGAGGGGTATATCAGAACGTTGCTAGGTAGAAGATGCCGTTTTCATTTATGGGAACCTACTCAATTCGGAATTCATAAAGCATTACCACATGATAAAGCGCTCGCGGAACACGGACCAGGGATTAAAAGAGCTTATACTTACAAAGCTTTAAATAAATTAATTCAAGGATCCGCTGCAGATATGACTAAAAAAGCAATGATTGATCTATATAAAGAAGGTATAATAGCCCATATTCAAATTCATGATGAACTAGATATT